CTTGTTCTCCGTTGTTCGCCCTGAGGTCCTTGTTGGCCTTGAGCACCTTTAACGGCTAGCGTTACCATTACAACTTTGCTTAATGACCACACGTGATTGTCGCTATCTCTATACACAAAAGTAAATGTGTAAGGATTATTTTCTGTCGATATTACCGTATTCGCTGACACGGTAAAAGTAATTTTATTTGTGCCCGTTGTACAAGTTATTCCTGTATGGTCTGCACTTTTTGTTATTGTCGGTGTTACACTTGCACCTTTAAAAAATGAATATGTATTAATTTGTATTGTTTGATTGTTAAGCGGTTTCTTGTCTGTGTCTGTTGGAATTACTACTGAATATGTTTCTAAGTCTACCGTAAATACTTTTGTTGTTTCTTCTAGATCTGATACGGCTTGAGTTGTTTCTTCAACCGTTGTCTCTAATCCACCTACTGTCTGTCTTAACTCTGTTAATGTTTGTGATTGCTCGTCTTGTGTTTCAATTACTGAAGACATTACACCGTTAATCTTATCTACCGCTAGCTCTACTCTTCTGAAATTTTTCTTTGCTGTGTTTTGATTGTTAATAAATTGCGTTTCCGTTTTTGTTACTAGAGGTGTATCTATTTCTCCATCATAAGAACCGTTATAAGTAAATGTATGATTGAAAATTATTGAAGTATTCTCATTATCTTCATTATCTGTTAATAAAATTTTGTCGCCTGCGTCTAGATAAGGAAAACCTTTATATTTACATTTAAAGCCTTCATATCTTAGTAATCCTATTGCTGACCACATATTGTCAATTACTGCTGTTCTCGCTGCCTCGTCAGGTAATAACCAAATATCGTTGATTTCTACTAAAGTTTCACCTTCTAATTCAATACTTCCGTGGGCTCTTTCTTTCTACGTATTCCCCATCTACTTGGCTTAAACCTACGTGTAGCTTATTAATTGAACCATACGCTCCATATATTTCAAATTCGTCTGTATAATCCATTCCCGAAATTTCTTCTACTTGCTCACTATTATATGTAATAGTCTGAATGTAGCATTTATCGTCTCTTCCTATTTTTGCGAACCCTGCTGCAAGTTTAGCCAAATCTTTTAAAACGTCCTCACAAGTTTCACCATTAGTGTATGGATTTCCTGCTATTACATAATCCGAATTGACAAAGCTTGTTGAACCTGCTGTAACACCTGCTTGCTCACATATATTGTTAAATAACTGTAAGGCTGTAAAGTTAGTGCCTAGAGTATGTTCATAAGGTATTCTAAACTTGATCATATAGTCATAACCTGTATTGGCTGTATGTGTTTTTACTTGTTCTGCCGTTAAGCGATCCATTATGAAGGTCCCAAATGGTATCTCTTCTTGAGCTCCATCATCTAGCTCGACCATTGTAATTGGCTTTACTTCTTTTCCACTTAGGTCTATATTGTCTAACGTTTCTATTGTCACCTTTTTACAAATAGTTCTACCAATCCAAGTGCCGTTAGAATGCAAGATTTCTTCTATCTTAAAAGATTGAAGAGTTCCGTCTAGCCCATCTGTTATTGGCTGTATGTCATTTCCTATTATTTTTCCACTAAAGCCTGTTCTATAAATGTCTGTTATTTTATCTCGTGCTGCTGCACTTATTTGATACCTATTCTCGCCCCCTTATAGCTCAATTAGACTTATGTCTGTTGGCGTGTATAGTATTCCTGTTGAAGTCCTGTTCCATTTCATTGTTACGCTTCTGTCACCACGATAACAATAAATGGTTTTCATTGTTCCTGTAAACGGGTCAAAGAATTGAACCGTTAATTTCTTGTTAGCAGCTATCTTTTGAAAGAAAGCTACTAATTCGTTTCTGTTTAAATTTTTGGTGTGAAGGATTATTTTGTATTTTTCTGCGACAGGGTTATATATCATATAACCCTTCGCATTTCTACCTGTATCATAACTTAAGTCATACCATTCTACTTCATAACCTTCGTCACCTAAGTAGGGCATTAATTCCGTGCCATCTACTATTATTAAATTTGGTTGTTGTGCCCTAATTCATTCTCCTTAAATTAGTACAGGGAATGGCATTTCGCCTGTTTGTCTAATATATGAATTAATTCCATCTGTTGCTTTTCTTACGATTACGCCTTCCTCTGTCTTTGCTTCTATGTTTACGTTTACATTTGCGTTTGTTACTGCTTCTGCTATTAGTTCCTTCATATTGTTTTGTACTGTTCCACTTATTGTGGCTGTTGATTGTACTTGAATATTATCTTGCACGGCTTGTGTTAAGTTTGTTGCTTGTCCTGATAGTGTATCTGACATTGTTACTGTTACACCATCAGCAATTTTGCCAACTGTCTTATATAAACTGTTTTCTTCGTTTTCAAAGCCTATTTCTAGACCTTCTACATAGTATGCACCTTGTTGTTTAGCTAGTCTAGATGGTGAACGCTCTAACCAATTTCCACTAAAGATTTTACCAACTTTAGTGGCAATACTTGATACTGTTCTAGATAACGTTGGAAATTTATCATTAAATCCATTAATCAATCCTTGTACGAAGTTTGCAGCTTTGGTCCAAGGTGAAAGTCCACTATCTACGCTATTCATATAATTTCTAACTGTTGCTATTGCGTTATTTACTAACCACGATTTTGAGTTAATTCCACTAGAAAGACTTGAGATATTATTTTCTCCCTTGTTTCTTGTGGTACCTGAAACGTCAAGCGTTCCCGTCCAATTACGTATTTTTTGAAGTGTAGCCTCATTAATTCCTGACCATTTTGCAACGGCATTAACTGATTTGTCATAGCTTTCAGTTCCTCTGTTTCCTAAATTGCTATAAGCCTGTTCAACACTTACGTCTTGATCTAAGTTACTTACAACTGTCTTGATTGCGTCTGCTGTTGCAGGGTCAAGTTCTGATAATGCTGCTACATATTCGTCAGGACATTGTTTAGCAAAATTTTGCCACGTTAATCTATTTTTTTCAATATTTGCTTGTGTTGTACTTATTGATTTTAAAATTTCTTTTCTAGTTGTTGGCTCAACTTTTTGTAATGCTGCGGCAAATTCGTCCTGTGATTTAGAAGCTAAACTTTCCCATTCTTTAGCGAGTGTTGGGGTTAATCCGTTTGTTGCTGTTATTGAAGCTAGTATCGCACCTTTTGCGTCCTCAGGTACCCAATTTATTTCTTCGCTAAATCTGTCTGCTGAAGTTTCAGCTAACTTTGCCCATTCGCTTATTATTGTAGGACTTAGGGTTTCTATTGTAGTTGACATAGCTAGCATAGAAATCTTTTGGTCTTCATTTAATTGATCATATTTAGCTTTCCACTCTTCTGTACTCGTCTTAGCTAAATCAATCATTTGTTCTTGTGTCATTGCCATTGTTTCGCGAATTTGTCTTTCTGTTCCTGAAAGAATTTCCATTTTTCCTGTTTCGGCGTCGATTATAATATCGGCACTTTCGTCAAACGTTTTAGCCATATCGCTCTCATAATTTGCAATGTCTTGAGTATATTGTCCGTGCTGTTCCCATAAGGTTTTTTGTTGTTTTGCTAGCTCTTGTTCATTTGCCATTGCTTGTTTATAAGCGTCGCTTTCAAACCCGTACGCAAGGCCCACTTGGTGTGCTTCCTCTATTGCTTTCTTTCTTGCTGCTGCTACTTCTTCCATATTCTTCTTGTAGTCTTTTTCAAACTTCATAGCTTCTTTATAGTTATCAGTAATTATCTCCTGCATTGCTTGACGTTTTAAAACTTTTATGTTTTCTTCTATTGCACTATTTAATTCTTCGTAACTATCATATACTTCACCATTTTGTGTTATATGCCCATCTTGAAGTTGGAAATTTGTACCTAATTGAGCGTTTAATTCTTCTAATATAGTTTTAACTTCGTTTTCTGAACCTGCTACATTTCCATTGCTGTCGACAAGTTCCATTAATCTGTCTTTATATCTCTGTGTTAATTCTAAGTTAGCTGTTTTGGCTTGATATGTGTCTGCTATTGTCTTTGAATATTCCTGTGCAGCTACTACGCTATTATTATAAGCTGCTGTTCCTTCTTCTAAGGCTTTATTGCTTGATCTTAAAACTCTCTCAAGTTCCTCTGCGGAAATTTTTGTATCGTTCATTCCTTGGTGTAAACCTACCATATTTCCACCAAATGCTATTGCCGCACCTGCAACCGCACCTATTGCGGTTCCAACACCGTGGTAGCACCGCTGTTCCAAGTAATGCTCCTGCACCTGCTGCACCACCTATGCTTGCCGTTAATCCAAGCATTGATTGAGCTGTGTTTTGTGTTCCTTCGGCGTAGTTTTTCATATTGTTATACCCACCTGCTGTCATTGCTGCAATTCCCGCTATTCCACCTGCTGCCATTGCTGCTTTCCCTGCTAAAGTGCCTAATGCTCCACCAAGGGTATTAATCTCAGCAGCGTGTTTTCCTGCGTTCAATCCATTAAGTGCATTTGCAAGCCCCTTAATGCCTGCTACACCACCGCCAAAAGATTTAATTCCTATTGATATAGGAACCCATATCGTTCCAACTGCGGTTTCTACTGCGCCAACTATTGCTTCTTTTATATTGCCTGTCTTTATTCCATCACCTAGAGATTGTATTCCTGATAATGCTAAAGTTATTCCAAAGCTTATAACTAATGCTCTTCCCCAAGATAGTTTTCCGTCAGCCATTAATGCTTTTAATATGCTTGCTATTCCTAATGTTGAAGCTGCTTTGCCACCTATGACCATTAGAAAATCTGATAGATCGCCTGTACCATCTATTAAATTTTTCTTGCCCATATAGTCAAAGTATAGTCCTGTTACTGCCAATGTAAGACCAAAAGCAACTGTTGCCGCTTGTGCTTTAGTCATTAGTCCTAATAAAGAAGCAAGCCCTGTAAGCGTTTTTGCTCCAAACCAAGCTAATATGGCAACACCAATGCCTTTAACAATTGTCTGTACCATTTCCCAACGTTTAGGGTCTAAAACGGTTCCGTCAGGATTTAAGCCAAACCACGACAATATCTTATCTCTTATTTCGTCAGCTTTTCCTGATATTTCTCCGAACATACTGTCCCAAGCTTTTAATGCTTTCAATATTCCTTCGTCTATTGGAAGAAGATCTCCGCCACCGCCGCCGACCACCGCCGACCGCCGCCGCCACCTGCTGATGGTGGTTCAATATTATTTATTTCGTCAAAGCCCATTAATTGCTTTTTAAATTCTGCTGCGGATTTGGCTGCTCCGCCCATTCCTGAAGCTAAATTATTTGCTCCTTCAGCCGCCGAGTTAATAGAGCCTTTGACCTCTTCTGCACCTGTTGAAAATTTAAAACCAAAAATAGCCCCCAAAGCTTTTAATATCGTTGCAACTGCTGAAACCACACCATTTACAATTGGGAATATTCTGTTTGCTATTTCTACGAATAGCCCCCCAAAAGCTTGTCTTAATTCTTTAACATTGTTTTGGAATATTCTCATTTGATTTGCAGGTTGATCCATTGTTCTAGCAAAGTCGCCTTGAGCTACGCCTGCTTGATTAACTATTGAAATATATCTTAATAATTCTTTTTCTGCATAGCTCATTTGAGATACGCTTTTTTCAATGCCTAATTGATCGGCTGTTGTTTGTAAAGAAGCAAGAGTTATATCAATGCCTAGTCCGTGGCCTCTAAGAGTTTGCGTTTGCCCTGATAATCCTGATTGAAGTCTACGTGCCATTTCTTGCTGTGTAGTATTAAACAAAGAAGACATATCAACTGCCATCTTAGATACTTGCTCAGACAAAAACTCTGACAAGCTTACGTCTACGTCTCTAGTGTAGCCTGCTATGTCCTGCAATTGGTGTTTGTCAATATACGGTGTAATATCTATGTCTCCCATTTGGGCTTTAAACATATTGTAGAACATACCCTGATATTGCTGCATTTCGGCGATATTGGTTTTCAACTTGCTATGTAGCGTTTCTTGGAAGGCGATTGCGTCTTCATAATATCTGCTACTGCCTTCCATTATTTCGCCTTCTTCATTAGTAATTGCTCCTAATGCTACCGCAAAAAGGTTTCCTTGTTCTATCATATCGACAGCGTCTTGGAATGGGCTATTTCCAATTTTTTCTGCTATTTTATTTGTTGTAAAAAGTTCTAGAAAACCTTTAAGGGCTTTACCAAGGCCGCCTTTAGCGGCGCCACTTATTGAGGCTGACATATTTTCAATTGCTTTTAAAAATCCTGTTGTTTTAGGTGTTGCTTCTAAAGAAGCACCTAGCCCTTTTACTTTTTCTTCTATACTGTCAAGGCTTTCTTTGGCTTTTGTTACGTCTAATAAAAGATTTTCTTGTATTTCATTTGCCCTTTTTCTTACCTACTTGTTTTTATTTAATATTTGAGCTATCTCTTTGTTTCTAGCTCTAATTCGTTCTTCCATTTCTTGTATTCTTTCGAGCTCGTCTTTTTCTTTAGTATCAAAATCATAAGGTTTTGGAGCATATTCCAAAATTCTTTGTCCTTGTTTACGGCCGAAAGAATTATAAATTGCTTTGCTTACCCCGTCGAATATATACATTCCTTGCAGCCAAGCTTGAAAATTATTAGTAGCTTGTTCTACTTTAATTCTCTCCAAAAATGATTTATGGTATGCCCACAATAAGTCGGGCTCTTGTTCCCAAAACTCCGTTGTTGACATACCATAAGTAATTGCCATTGGAAAGAGAAAATCATAAAAATACTCTCTGAGCGTTTTATAGGTTTTCCCTTCCTCTTTTTGGTCTTCTATTCTGTTATTATTTTCATTTTCTTTACTTTCTTGACTGCTTGGGGTTTTATAAAATTTGAGTATTGAGTTGATAAGAAGGTATTAACTTCTTCCATATCTCCACCCTCATTTATATACTTATCTAGAAGCTCGTCTGATTTTTCTTCAGTCATTTCAGGGTCATAACTTTTTAAGCCACCATAAAATAACTTACTTTGTAATTTCAAGACTTTTCCTTCCAATAAGTTTAATCCCTCGTCTTCTGCTCTAATTGCGTCTCTTCTTGTAGGGAAACCAAGTTTATATTCCTTGCCCCCTATTTCTAATTCAATGTGTTTCCTAATTCGCTCCTCACTTTCTTTTTATTAACCAAGTAAAGTTGTAACTTCTGCTGCTGTCTTATCTTCAATATTTGTTGCTACTATATGTAATGTAGCTTCTTGTGCTGAACCTGCACTAAATTCATTTTTCCAAGTTTGGCAAGTACCTTTAATATAAGTACCTGTTCCATCTGAAAATACTATTAAAAATTCGTGTGGTTGTCCGTCAGCTAATGCTTTAACAGCTTCATATTTTTCTGCTGTTCTATTATATGTAAAGTCTTGTGTAGGTGTATCTTTTCTATCGTCTACATATTGCTTGATTTCGCTATCTAGCTCTGTTACCTCGATTGTTCCACCTTCTGCTCCTGAAGCAGGTACGCTCTTAATTGGTATTAACCATTGATATGCGTTACCACTTTTTGCATATAATTTTGTGCCTATATCATTATGTGCTACTGTTGTGAATGTTGGGTCTGCCCTTGTTCTGTTCCTCTCTTTCTTTAATATCTATATATTGTTTTGTTTTCGTCTACAATACCAACGTATCGTAGAATTTGTCTATCTAGATTTTCGTCCTCGAAGTTTGGCACATTTCTATTTCTTTTTCTTGTAAATCCATAGTAATTGTCAAACACGTCATTGACTAAATCTGTTAGTTCTTTTCGTATTTCTTGTCTTACTTGTGTTGCCGTATCTTCAGCGTATATTTCTATTTGATATGTCACTCTCCACTTTTGTTCTTCCTTTGCTAGACACTCGTCATACAACGGATCGTCATAGTATTTTATTAATACTAATGGAAGTTTAGGTTTTCCTTTTAGATTAGAAGAATAAACGTGTGGAGAATAATTTGAGTTTTCCTGAATATATTTTTTTGCGTAACTAAAAATATCTTTTTCTATATTTGGTCTGCCCCTATTAACCCCCTAATAACTTCTGCAATTCTTCTTGGAATACTTTTTCTAATTTTGCTTCTGTTTCAGCGCTTACGTCTGTGAATACGTTTCTTCCTATTTCACCCCACGTATGTCTATAACCATTTCCACTAGGGTAAAACCAACCGTCTTCCCCGTGTCCGTTTGTATCATACATAGTGTATGTTCCATAGGAAGTTGTTACCCCACCCAAGTCTTTTAAAAATGGGCTTGTTGAAGGATTAGCACTACCTACAATCCCTGTTCCAAATTCTTTAATAATATCTATTGGATCATTAGTATAATAATTTGCTGTTATTATTCCGTTATTATTTTTTGCCTTAGTAGAACGTACACCAACGTAATGTGCGTCGTCTTCGTTTATTTCTTTTACCGCCTCTTCAACAAGGCGATTGGCTGTATTTTCTGCTGCTTTTATTATTCTTTCTTCTAATCCTTTATATTCTTCAAGCATTTGGCTTAGCCCTTCTTGACTTAATTCAAACGTTCTAACTGACCTTTAAGACACCTACTTTGTATCTATTCTTCTAAATCTTAGTTGAATACATTTGTTTTGGTTTCTTGGTGGAAATAATTTGTAATTAGCTTTTTCTCCATTAACAGTTTCGCCTTCGGGTGTTACGCCATCTAAATATGCTTTGTCACCCTCTTTGAAAACTCCTTTGTATAAGCTCATTTCAATTACTGCTTTTTGCATTTGTTCCACGTCAATTCCGAAATTCTGCAATGTCTGCTTCTGATTTTAACGGCTGTACATTCATTTCATATTTTACGGGTGTATCATATATTAATTTTTCATTCCCGTATTCGTCTTCCTCTGATCCTGTTAATGAGGCAATCCAAATTGTTTTATTCCACTTTCTTAACCTAATTTGGCACCCCCGCATTCGCAGGTGGTAATTCAGAAAGTAGAAGCTTAGATAGGCCCGAGCTGCTGTAAACCTCTTGCAATCCATTTTCAGAATAGCTTGTTATATTAAACTCGCCGTCTAAATTATAGATTTCAATTGCACAGCGTGTCTGCCAATCCTTAGCTCTATCATTTGGAAGTTCCTCAATCTCAGGGTGAAAAGGGTAGACTAATCTCAAATACACATATTTAGCGTCCTTCAAAAGAATTGCAAAAATGTCGTCTTTGCTTGTATCTGCAATATCGCCCAATATTTTCAATCTCATTTCTTGGATTTGCTCTTCCTGTGTTATAGCCCTTTGATTAGTCTCCTTTCCCTTTATTTTTTAGCCTTTGGAGAAGGTTTTTTATTAGCCTCTTTTATCTCTTCGACAACTTTGGCTTTAATAAGTTCCTCTCCTCTAGCCTTTTCTACTTCTTTTTCTACACCTATGTCGTAGATAATTCCTGTTTCTTTATCTTGCCATAGTTTTATTACTTTTACTTTCCTATTAGTAATCCCCCTTTATTAAGGATTAGGCTTGTGTAACTGTAACAACTTTTTGACCAACAGGAGCGGTAAATGTTGTAGATAATCCTGTGATTTTTCCGTGTAGTAATTCGTTACCATAATCTAGACCAACTTGACCAAAGATTTGATATTTTTCTCCTGCACCTGTTTTAGCTAATTCTTCTAAGAAGAAGTTACCTTTGTTTGGTGTAGGTTGTTCGATTGGTCTGATAGCGTCGAAGTTGAATAAGAATGCTGTTCCATCAGGTACAAATTCACCTAAAGCTATGTCTATTTCTCCTAGTGGAAGTAATAATCTTCTTACTTGAATACCATATTCATTTTTATAAGCTTCTCCCATAGACATTCCTGCTTCAACTGCTGCTGCGTTGATTTGGTTTAATTGGATTGGATTAACCCATAATGTTAATCTTGTAATGTCAGCGCCATTAGCTGCCATTGTTCCCATTAAATCATTAACTAACCATAAGTCTAATGGTTTATTAACTTGGCTTGCACCTTCTCCGCTTGCTGCTGAGATAACGTTTGTTACGATAGCAGCGTTCATTCCTCTAGTTTTGTTGATTTCGTTGTCTGCTGTTGCTTTATTATAAACACCTTGAATAAATGTTTTTTCGATTTCTCTACCAATTTTTCTCATTTTATTAGCAACTTGGAAATCTAATTCATTTTGTGGATTTGCAACTTGTCCTGCTATATTAGCTCCTGCTAATGTTCCCATATTAGACATTTTAGCGTATGAAATAGCTACTGCCTCGTGGAATATTTGAGTTACGTTAGTTTTTTGAAGTCTTGTAATATATGATGGATTTGGAGCTGTTAATGAAGCTGTTTCAGATATAGCAGGTATATCTCCATCTTCACTTGCATACTCTTGTCCTAAAACAAATTCTACTGAATTTGTATAACCTGTCTTACCTGAAATCATAGATAAGAATGGTGTTCTTGTGTTGCCTTTGTTAAATAGCATTCCTGAATAATTTAGTACGCCAAAAGATTGTACTGTTCCTTGTGTTTCTGCCCTTGTTCTATACCTCTTTCTTTAAAATTATTTTAATGTCTGAAGCTTTCTTGTTAGCTGTGCCATTTTTACATAGTCACCTCTGCTTGCAGCCGCTTCAAATTCTTTTTGTAAAGCTGCTTTATCTATATCAGCTTGACTAGCGGTTGTCCCTACTTGTGGTTTAGGGGTATTGCCCGCAATGTCTTGCTTGATTTTTTCTGTCACTTGCGTTTTTTGTCCTGTTATAGTTTTGCAAATTTTCTCAGCTAGTTTTTGAGTTCTTTCAGGGTCTTCTCCGACAATATCTTCTAATATTTCGGAATATTCTTCTTCCTTTAGCCCTGCTCCACTAAACACGCTCATAGCCTTTGCTCTACTTGTGTCAAGTTTAAAACGCTTGTTTTCTTCCTTTAGTTTATTATACTCTTCCTGAGCTTTTTCTTCGTCTGTCATTTTTGAAGCTTTGTAATTATCAAACTCGGCCTTTAATTCGTTATAAGCTGTGGTTTGTTTCTCTTTTGCTTCATTAAACTTGTTTCTTGGAATAAATCCCTCGCCTACAAGCTTGTTGATAGCAGCAACCTTGGCTGTGCTATCTAATTCACCATTTTCAATAATGGTGTTTAATTCTTCTTCGTTCCTTCTTTTTCTTCGCTTTCTGCACTTGCGTTTGTTTCCGAGCCGCCCTCGTCCGTTGTTCGTGCTGACGCTTCTTTACCCTCGGCGTCTGAGGTTAATGTATTTATATTAGCGGTGTAATCCTGTTTCCAAAGATTTGCACCGTAATAAGCTAAACTTTGTGCATACACGTCATTTGGATCACTAAATAATCCTGAAATTGCAAACGCCACTTGTGGTGGTATTTCCGCATTTCTCATATTCAATAATCCTTCCGTCTTAACAAGTAGATTATCAGATTTGTTTCGAGTAAATTTAATGTCAATATCTGACATTTTTAATCCTTCTAGCAATCCTTTTCCTCTACATATTGCTAATACTGTTTTTAACAATCGACGCTCAGCTTTTTTATAAGATAACTCGTCTTGCTTAGCTCTTGCGTCTGCCATAGTCCAACCGTCGCCAAGCTCTCTTGCGGCTCCTGTATCACCGCCTGAAGATTTAGTTGTCATTCTAGGAATACCTAAAATATTTAACGCAGCTTGGTATAAGTCGTCTACCACTATCTTTGTTTCACTATGTTTTAATTGATTTATCAATAGTTTTAAATCCGCAGGCTTGTTAGGGTCCGCAGAATTTATCTTAACAGCTCCTAACGCTAGCAATTCTTTAAAGTCTTCAGGTGATATATCTTGATTTACAAAGACCAATAAGCTTTGTACAAACTGATCTATACCATCTAAATCGTCTGACTTAATTCTATTTATTGCATTAAGAATGCTCATAACTACTTCAATAATGCCTATTCTTGCATTATTAAGTGGGTATTCAATAATTCTTTGACCTTTATACATAAGTGGGTAAGCTGTAACGTCAACTGAGCTCTCGCCAACTTGTACAACGTCTCCGATAACCTCGTAAACGTTTAAAGCCGAGCCTTTAACTTTACACATAAAGTCGTCAGTATATATTGTTATCACTCTACTCTTATTAAAGAAGCTTTGTTCTCCATCTTCTTGAATATTATCTGTGACATAAGAATATTGGCCACTAAAAAGAACCTCGCCTCTTACTCCTGAAGAATACACAACAAATGTGTATCTAGGGTCTAGAGTTCTAAGCTCAAATGGAGCTTCGTCTTCTTCGCCTTCGTCTGCGTCCACCCATTTATACGACGTACCACAAATATATTGCCATTCTGCCATATCTTTATCTACTGTTGCTCTATCTTCATACTCCATATATTTGTTTAATTCTGTAATATTTGGATTGATTTTTTTGTCTGTATTTTCGCCTTTTTGTACATATTGCACAGCCTCACCATAAGTATAAGCCTTCTTAAATTCAACAAATTCGTATGCGTGATTTTCAAGTACAATATTATTTATCTCAGGTCTTACAATCTTAGTTTTTTGCAATATAGGTTGTTCCCCTTTGTAATACCTATATAGATAATCAATGTCTTCAGCATTTTTATCGTGCAACCTCATTACTTGAGGTAGTATCTCTAATATTTTTTCTACTGTAATATCTTTTTTCTCTGCCGAGTAAGTAAGTTTTCTTCTGCCCGTTAAAGCAGCAGGGTAAGCCTGTACGTAAATAGGGTTTACCTCTTGTATTCTTTCGGCATTATCTGTATTTTCTGTGTTATCTGCCCTTATTCTTCTCCTTTTTAAAAAGAACCGCCGCCACCTTATGTAGCGGTGGCTCTAATGAAAGCTACACGGAGCGAATTAGTTTTCTTGTAGATACAATTCCCCCCACTATTTCGTATCTATGCCCACTACTTAATTAACATAAAGTAGCACTCTACGACTTAATAATAAGACGACCGCTCGGCACTTTTCACGGTTAATTGTTTATGTTTACTGCGATACAAGGTATTTGCAAGCCATCTATCTGAATTAGCCACGTCAGGCTGTGGTTCTATGTCAAAATTCTTGCACCTAGTGACATATACGATCATATCTCCGCTTTCTCCGCGTTCTTTTGTATAATCCTCTATTTCGTCTAACACTATTCCTTTATATCTATATGGAAGGCATTTTTCCCAATTTCTGCAATGCCAACAAATATTGTCATAATAATGATACCTACTAGAAACCCAATCGAGCCCTATCAACCGCAACAGGTTTAGCGGGCTTGCCTCTCTCTAGAATTATTTCATTAACAAAAAGAGCTAAACTATCAGGCGCGTCGTCGTGCCTATTAGGGTAATCAAAAGAGTATCTTGTTAGATTTTCCATAAATCTTCCGTACCCGCTTTTAGGTGTATATCTCTTTTTATCTTTGAATTTCAACATTTTTCTAATTAATCCTTGAGCTTCTTTTATTCTACGCTCTTTATTCATTGCTTGGTATTTCTCTGTTATTTCACAAGTATTTATACCTTTAGCCTTTAAACGTTCCTCTAGCAATACTTTTAGAGACGTATCTGTGTTATTTTCCACTACTAGCCACGTAATATTATGTTCCTCTATTTTTGCAATTATTGTTGAATATAGATCGCTCATTGCTTTTGCTTCAAACATAACGTCAACTAAATAATAATCTGTTCCATCATATTTAAAGATAGGCATTGAAGCGTTATCTTTTCCTTTACGAGTAGTATCTAGAACAGCGTAGCAATAAGGGCTACACAGTTCTTCTCCCGTATCTTCATTTATAGGTAATTCTTCGTAATGTTTTAATAAGTCATACGCAAAATTTAGTCCTGTTGGTGGAATAGGGTCCTGTTGATAGACACACGCAAATAAAAATTCGTCTGTTGTTTCCCTTAAAATTCTCGCTTCTTTTGTGCTCATAACGTGCAAACACGTGCATTCGTCTTTTGCGTCTAGGAGCGGTACTCTAATAAATACAGCGGTTCCATCTGTGGCTTCTTTTACCCAATTTTTCCACTTTTTAGAAGGCAACATTTTGGTCGTTTTTTCTATATCTTCTGCAACTCTATTTAAAATATCTTCAGGAGACCACATTGTACCTGCAAAAATAAAAATAACTTTGTCCCCTGTTTTTCTGTTATACCATTCTGTTTTCCACTTATTATACAAACGTTGGTGAAGGTTGCTGTCAGTAGCTTCTGAAGCTCCCTTAGTCATATCGTCAAATATAATAGCACGATTTGCTCTCTCACCTGTGGTTGAGCCTTCTCTAGTTCTTGCAATATGGCTCTTTTGCATTCCACTATCTTTTAGAACCCAATCACTTTCCTTTTCTTTAGCAAATGGCTTTCCACCAAAACGCTTATAGTCAGGGAAGACGTTGCTAAATCTAGGGTTTACTATGACAGCTTGGA